ATTGATGGCGTAGACATCATTCCTGGTGAGCCGGTTGATCTCGATACGGCTATCCCAGATTTCTCCAAAATCAGACTTGTCATTCCTTCATGGGCTAAGAAAGCCTCTGATGTAGCTGCGATTAATGAATTGCTTAGCTATATTGCTAGTGATGCTTATTACGATGATGAATTGACATATTATGCAATTGACTCCATGCAACTGCATATGTATCCCCCGACCAGGGAAAATGGTACGATTAAGATCTTGTATTACCCAATTGTTCCTCCAATCTCTGAAGAATTGGACGAGAATATTTTCACTAAATATCACTCAAACATGCTACTGTATGCTTGCGGGCTTGAAGCAGCCCCGTATATGGTTGAAGATGAGCGAACCACTATGTGGGCTGAAATGTATGGTGTGCTTGTTGAAAACGCCAATACTGTCGTAAACAAAGAAAAGATGGGCTCAGTCCCACTTAAGCGCCAAATAAGGAGCCTATGATGAAGAACGCAATCCTCGGACTGATCTTTGCAATGTGCGCCGCAATGGTCGCCGTTGGCAACGCCAAGGCTGACCCCTATGACGGAACCGGCGTCTACTCCGTGGCCACCCCTAACTGTGTGCCAGCCGTGGAAGCCCTGTTCTGGTATGACATTGGCTATCGCATTATCTCGAAACCAATCCGCGACCGACTTGAAAAAGACTTGGCTGACATGACCCCGGCTTGTTGGTTGGGCAAGGCGTCTGCAGCGGTCGGCGTCAAGCACCGCAAGCTGTATTTGCCGTCCGAAAGCCGCAAGATCAGGGCTTGGTTTGCCAGCCAAGGTCGGTCGTTCTAAGCAGGAAAAGCTGATGCTTCGCACTGGATTTTTTGCAGCGTCACAAGCCGCCGCTGGCGTGGAGTTTGTCGGGGCCGTTGACGCCGATATTAATAATAATAGGTACAATTATCCGCTAGACGTGCAGGCGGGTGATTTACTTGTTTTGATGAGTGTGCAGTATCGGTATAACGCCAACCCCACCACAACTGTGAACGGGTTCACCCTGATCGGCAGTCAAGCGGTGAATGCTAGCGGCGACAGATACCAAAGTTATGCAAGTTATCGCATTGCCACTGGTACTGAAGGCGCAACCATAACTTACGGCCACAATGTTCTGTCAGGGGTTATGTTGCAGTTTCGCCAGCCGGGGGGCTTTACGGGAGTGCAACAGTTTCCGAGTAGCAACTTTTCGTTCAGGGCATACACAGGCACACCAGCCTCCGTTACCATACTATCTGGCAATAAAACTCCGCCTGTGATTGCGTTGGCACATCAGTGGGCAGACAACGGCACCGGGTTCACTACCGAAAACCCACTTTTCCAATATCGTGAAAGCACACCAGCGGGAAGCGGGCATGGTGCTAGTTGGAGAATGTCGCTTTACGACAAGGGGGGTGACCTTCCGGTTAATCACCTTATCAATGTCCCCAACCCCGGATACGCCGGGGCCTTTTTGGGCGGGTTTTTGCTACCGACGTGAAATACAAATGGCTATGACCGAACATGTTGGAGATTGTTGAATGAGAACGTCCATGCGAGGCATGCTCGCCATAGCCCACCATGAAGCGGTTGTAACAAACCGTTACAAGGACAGCGTTGGCGTGTGGACAATCGGCATTGGCGCGACGAAACACGCCTTGCCGAACTCTCCATTCAATCCGGAACGGTTCACGGGTGACATTCCGGTAGACAAGGTGTTCGAGATATTCTTGGACACGCTAGTCAAGTACGAGCGTGGCGTGAACCTTGCCATGCAGAAACGCAAGCCGGAGCAGCACGAGTTCGACGCTGCGGTGTCGTTCCACTACAACACCGGGGCAATAAACAGGGCCAGTTGGGTGAAGTTGTGGAATAATCACGCATCGAACCCGGAGATTGAAAAGGCATTCATGCAGTGGCGCAAGCCACCGGAGATTATTAAACGCCGTCGTCAAGAGTGTGACTTGCTGCTTACTGGGAAGTATCCCACGGGCGACATACCACTCTACACGGCGGACGCGAACGGACGCGTCAAGTGGCGCGAAGGTACTGTAATCAGGTATGACCGGGCCGTTGCCCTTCTTGAACCCGGAGGGACAGCCGTTGCCTGACGAGAACAGAAACAATCCGACCGGCGTGGCTAATAACATTGTAGACAGCCTGCGGGGGAACCCGTTGGTTATCGGCATACTTGCGCTCAACGCCGCGTTCATTGTCTCGTTTGTCTATATCGACATACAGGCGAAGGCCAACTACAGGTTCTTGACAGCGGAACTTTTGCGGGACTGCCTCACACCGTTGAGAAACCCGCAGTATGTGCCGCGGCCACAACAGCAGAAGTCGGACTTTGAAAAGAAGGTCCATTTGGACAAGGATTAAGAAAATGGGCACAACAAGTACACCCAATTATGATCTGATTAAACCAAATATCTTTGAAGAACTAGATTCTTGGGGTGGTCATGTTAACGCCAACTCAGATGTCATTGACACTGAGATGAAAAATAATGCTGACTCTGCCGGCGCTGCTCAGGCTGCCGCGGATGCTGCTCAGGCTGCAGCGGATGCTGCCCAGGCCACTGCAGATGGTAAAGCACCACTAATTCACACTCATGTTGTCGCAGACATCACCGATTGGCCAGCGAGCTTCCCACCCTCCGCCCATACGCATGCTATTGGCGACGTGACCAACTTGCAGGCAACCCTTGACGCCAAGGCCCCGTTGGTCAGCCCCAACTTTAGCGGCACCCCAGCCCTGGGTGGTGCGCCACTGGCCACGCAAGCCTACGTGCAGGGGGAAGTTCACAAGATCAACCGCTGGGTGGACGATGCCAACTACACGCTTACTCTCGACGACATGGGGCGTACTGTTCGTATGCACACCGCTACGGCAGACCGCACCCTCACGATACCACCTAATGCGTCGGTGCCGTTCCCCAACGGTACGCGCATCAACGTCGGAGTGTGGGGCTCATTCCGGGCCACCATAGCACCCGGCGCTGGCGTGGTAATCCGCTCGAAAGAAAACAAGGTAATGATTGCAGAAGTGGCATTTGCAGGTATTACAATGGAGAAAGTCGGTGAAAACGAATGGTGGCTGGTGGGTGACTTGTCTTGAATAGGACGGGATATTTCGCATGAGCGGAAAAAACATAAACCTATTATCCTTTGGTGTTGGTGTCAAACGCAATGATACCGACTATGCCATTGGTGCTCACTGGTGGGATGCTAATCTTGTACGTTGGCATAATAATACCATGGAGCCTGTTGGCGGATGGGAAAATATGAAAACCGTCGATGGTGAAACAATACCCGACGGTACTAAGTCCATTCGCGATGTATTTTCATGGCGAGATTATTTAAAGTCTCCATATGTTGCTTTTGGCGCAGCTGATTCTGTTCATATTGCTAAAATTGGTCCCAATACCAGTGATTACATTTGGCTAAATGTTACGCCATCTGATCTTGCCTGGGACCCAGAAGGTACCTCCGGGTTTGGTTCAGGCTTTTTTGGTGCAGGTTTTTATGGCTATACGCCAGCTAGCCCAGTTAATCCAGACTCCGAAGGTCAGTGGTCATTTGATAATTGGGGTAGAAAACTTGCTGGTGTTCATAGCCAGGATGGTCGCTTGTTTGAATGGGACCCTCAAGTTGGCGGCGAAATGACGCCTGTTCCTAATGCCCCCGTTGACAACACGATCTGTATTGTTTCCGAAGAAGAATTCTTGTTTGTCATGGGCGGCAAGAACAATCCAAACCGCGTCCAATGGTGTTCTCGTCGTGATAATACTGATTGGGAACCAACTGAAACTAATTCAGCTGGTGGATTTGATCTACAAACTGACGGTTCAATTATATCCGCCAAAAGAACCCAGGGTGGTATTCTTGTTATTACCAATACCGACATCCACATGATCGAATATGTGGGTCCTCCAAATTATTATGGCCGGAGACTTATCAGTACATATTCTGGTGGTATTTCTAAGAACGCTATAGTTTCCATTCCAGGTGGTGTTGTCTGGGCGGACTCAGATGGTTTTTGGAAGTTTGACGGAAATATATCTCGCTTTCCATGCGATGTGCACCACCACGTGTTTGACAATATTCGTCTGGATCTGCCTTCACGGCTATTCATGGGCATAAATGAAGGATTTAGTGAATTCTGGTTCTTTTACCCAACTATGCCTGAAAAAGAACCTAGAAATTATTGTGTATTTAGTTATGGCACCACGCCTAACTGGACAATAGGTAAACTTGACAGAACTGCCTGGCATGCCCCAGTGTATGCCCTCACACCTATTGCTGTTGAAGACCGCCGCCCTTATTATCAGGAAACTGGTTGGCTTGCCGCTGGTCAATCTCGTGCTGGTCAAGTTTTTGTCCAATCTGGCCCAATAGAACTAAGCGATGGCGATAAGACCATGCGCGTTGATCGGTTTTACCATGACAGTAGTAATCGCCCAGCGGGGCCTGAAGTAATATTGGACCCATATACAGTTACCTTCAAGCTTCGCCAAGCACCAAGTGCCCTTGAACGTGTTAAGGGCCCATACAACCTTAATACTGAAAAGGGTTACACAACTGTCCGTATGCGGGCTAGACAAATAGCAATGCGTATTGATCAAACTGATGATGCTTATTGGACTCTTGGTAAGCCGCGCATTCGTGTAAAGCCAGCGGGGAATAGATAATGTCGCAATATCGCCCAACACTACCGATACCTCCAGAAGAATACGATCCGGCATATGAGCGTCGTCGCAATGCTCGTATTGAGGATATGCTTCGTAATAAACTTGATCAATTTGGCGTGCCAGTATTTGGGGGTGTTCCAACTGGTATTTTGAATGGTGACAACACACTTTTAACAATCCCTAAAAATGTTGAAACACAATTGCCGTTTAATAGCATATTTATAAACAATCTTGACCTAATAGACCGTGATCCAACACCCACGTTTAAGCCACAGTATACTGTTTTGGGCGTAATGGGGGTGTCAATCATGT